CTGAACAAATAACATTTAACGCCACAACCAGTCAAACAACTATTGACATGGTGATGACGCCGCAAACGTATTACGCCAACTTCATATTGGACGACGCCGTTTTTGGTGTCTTGGACACAGACCGCCTAGGCGTCTAGTAAGGTTTAATCATGGCTGTAACACCTAACACCACGTTTAGTTCCGGCGCTATTTTAACTGCTGCACAAATGAACCGTTTTCCCCGTGGCCTTATGGCTACGCCTGCCACCTCGACAACGACAGATTCAACTATCACCGCTGAGGAAGTCCAATTAACCTACGTTTTTAGCGCTGTCAACGGCAGAAATTATCTGTTGACCTACAGCGAACCGTCTATAAGTAGCACCGTTAACTCAACGATTGCCGCCCGATTAAGGGAAAGCAGCCTTATTGGGACAAACATAAACAGCACACAGCTTTATTCTGTTTCAGGTTTTAACGGTCAAATTGTTCTGCAAACAATGTATACGGCCACAGCGTCTGGGTCTTTAACGATTGTGGCAACTTTGCAATCGTCCGCAGGTACAGCTACCGCCACCAGGCTAAGTAGCCGATTCCCCGAATTGTACGCAATAGATATGGGCGCAAGTTGAAAGCCCTTATTGTTGCTGGTTTATTGGCTGTCGCCTTAATGTTTGTGGTGACCAGCTGCAACGATAGAACCCGTGAAACCTGCCAAAATCAACCTACAGCGTCGAGGTGCAACCCGTGAAAAAATACAGCAACAGCGAAATCAAAGCCCGCCTAATCCTTATCGTAGGTATCGCTTTAGCGTTAGCGTTCCTAGGGTCAACAGGCGCCCTACTGTACGGACTGCTATTTGTCGTACAGCCAATAGACGTTTCGCCCAACGACGAATCAGCGTGGGCTTTACTGTCGCCAATGATGCTGTTTCTTACGGGCGCCCTATCTGGCATACTTGCCAGCAACGGCCTTAAAGACAAAGGGCAAGGCGATGACTAGTAGGCCCTATACCGGAACGACGGACGCCGTACACGAAAAGCCCCGTGAGGGAACTAAAGCGTTTGTTGAATATTGCAAATTTCTGTTTAGCGTCAAATCTCTAGGCATTTTTGCTAACCGCAACATCAACGGTTCAGGCATGCCCAACCCGCCTAAGTCTGTGCATAGCACCTGGCGGGCGTTTGACCTTGGCGGCGACGCTAAACAGCGGTACGCCTTATGCGACTTCCTATATACCCACCGTGACATTTTGGGTGTTGAGGAAATTCACGACTACAGCAACACCTACAAACCGTCCAAGTTTGGTTGGGGCGCTGGCTACCGCTGCGACAGGGACGGGTGGAAAATCTACGAAAAGAACACTATTGGCAGCAAAAACGGTCAATGGGTGCATGTCGAGATAAGCCCGCTACTAGCTGACCACCCAGACATTGTGGCCCATGCGTTCAAAACCATCTTTAAGGGTGCTTGACTTCATCGCACCGAATCGGTAGACATATCCCGACCTTACCCCGACTAAAGGACACAAAATGACTGTTAAACGTTTTATAGGTACAGCCCTATTCACTTGGCTTATGTGCTGGGCGGTGGCGACAGGGTTTGGTAATGACCCCGTAAAGTTGTCGCCTGTTGTGCAGACCAGCCCTCGAATCACCGTACAAATGGTAACGCCTAGTGAGGTTGTGGGCCAGCTGTACCCGCCGTTAACGACAACGACGGTTGCGCCGATTGTGTTTGCTGAGGAATTGCGGGACTTGCCGTGCGCCCAATGGTTTAGCACCGCTGTTGACGCAGGTTGGCCCAATGACGTTAAGACGCTTAAAACGCTTAGTTTCATTATGTGGCGTGAAAGTAGGTGCATACCGACAGCGTGCAGCACAAGCGATTCTGGGCGCCAATGCAGGGACTACGGGCTTATCCAAGCCAACTGGTATGCGCACCACAAATGGTGGGAGGACATGGGTTTGACCGCTACCGATATGTTTGACCCGCATACCAATTTGCATTGGGCATGGTTGCTATATTCGGGCCGTGAAGCCAAAGGGCAATGCGGTTGGCAACCCTGGCGGTTGTGCTAACGCCATGTTTGATGTTGACCGCCCCGACTGGCAACAATACGCAAATTGCCGTGGTTTAGAAACCAACCTGTTTTTCCCTGCCAACGGCACAGAATCGGCTTTAGCCCGCAAAATGATTAAACCGTTTTGCGATGCCTGTCCGGTATTCCACGATTGCCTAGATTTCGCTATGTCGTTTGCCGATAAAGCGTTGCAAGGCTTGTGGGCTAACACAACTGAGGGCGACAGGCGACGTATGCGCTACGACGGCACACCCAATGTGTATAGTGCCATTAACCCGACAACCGAAAGGTCCCGACTATGAACGAACAAATGCAAGCGTTATCCGCCGCTATCTCTAAAGCAGATATCACCATGAAAGCCGCCGCCTGGCAGATAGAAACAATGCGCCAGGACATTGACCATTTGCGTAAATGCCTTTTTGAGTTGGCGTACACCGCTGAGGAACACGGCATAAACCTTGTCAACCTGACCAAAAGCAGTCAGGACACCATCGTTGCTATGCGTCTGGGCGGGTTCAAATGAACCTAGGCGACTATGTAGACGTGCCTACACGGTTTAAGTTAGCCCTCGAAAAGTGGCCTGAACTTAGGGTGGTTGAGGAACCAGCCAAAGTAATTGCTGTAGGCGACAAAACGTTTATAGCGGTGACTATGACTGTTTACCGTGACCCGTTAGACCCGTTGCCTTGTGTCGCAACCTGCTGGGAAATTTTCCCTGGGCGCACGCCGTTCACCGCCAATTCCGAAGCAATGAATTGCAGCACTAGCGCTTTAGGTAGGGCTTTAGGCATGATGATTCCGTTTGGCAAAATGGCGTCGTTTGAGGAAGTGCAGAACCGCCAAAACGACGGCCCTACTGTTGCGCCTTCTAAGTCGCCTAGTCGAGAACCCAAAATCGTTGTAAAGATTGACGATAAACCGTGGCCCGTTTCTAAAAGCCAACTGCAAACCCTTGCCGCTATCGGCTACACGGGTGCTGTGCCTGCCGATTGGAAAGAAGCCAACGCAATCATTAAACAGATGGGCAAAGCATGACCGCTGTAGGCGTCCTACTAAACGACAATGACCTTGCAGCGTGCGACACCTGGGCGGAACTACGCACAGATAATTGGCAGGTTGCAACACGGGAAACCAACTATGGCGAAAACTTGTATGGCGTTAAAGGCGAATTGGCGTTAGCGAAAGCGTTACAAATAGATTTTGTAGGTTACGACAACATGCTTGAAGCAGACAGGGCAGGCGACGTTGGGCCGTACCAGGTGAAAGCAACCATGCACCAAGACGGACACCTAATATTTCAGCAACAGCACCGTATGGGCGTTCAAACCGTGTTGGCTATCGTTGGCACAAACAAAGTCAAGTTGGCTGGCTGGTCGCACTTTGACACCGCCAAAACTATTGTGGCGTCCGGTGTAGGGCGTCAAGAGTGGCGCAATAACCAACGGGACACAATGACATGGTGGCTACCGCAAGACGCTTTAGAGGGCATGGAGTGGTTGCCTATCGTGTACGGTCCCGAAGTGGTGAAGCTGTGAAAGAATCCTATTTTCAATCGCAGGTCATCATGTTGGCTAAGTTGCACGGCTGGCTAGTTATGCACACACGGGCTGTGGAAATACGCCCTGGGGTGTGGAAAACACCGTTGACGGGACATGCAGGCTTTCCCGATTTAGTCCTGTGCCATCAAAGGGGTCGAGGGCTAATCTTTGCCGAATTAAAATCCGACAAGGGGCGACTATCCGACAGCCAAGAATTATGGTCACAAGCATTAAACGAATCAGGCGCTGAACATGTCGTTTGGCGGCCCAAAGACATAGACGCAATATCAACCCGACTAGCAAGGAAACCAGCATGAAAACTGTTGTGCCAGCAAACCCAATCAAAATCTTTATGCGCCAGGGCGAGATAGCAGACTGCGAATACCTGGCTAGCAATGTAGGTTTTATCATTGTTGACGGCCCGCCCAGCTTCCCCAAAATAACGTTTGTAACTATCTCAGGGACAGCGATACCGGCACACGATATAGCGTTCGCCCGTGTCCTAATCGACGGCGCCTGGGTGTCGCACGATTAACATAATTTGACATACAACCGATAACAGCAGACCATAAAGAGATGGTCATTAGCCCTAGACGGAAACTGGAACCGTCCGTGGGAACACACGGCAACGTGGGTAGACGCTTGCATATAGCAGGCGACCAGCGTTCCCTAACGCAAAGGCGATGGGTTATCCACCGAACAAAACTAGACAGGCTTCCCAGACGAGACATCGTTAAAATAGTGGGGGACACAAACCACCCGATACTCACACGACAGACGAGGACAACCGCAGCGGCGCACTTCCGCTGTGGGCGTCAGCGCACTTGACCTAATCCCTACGCCCTAGACCTTGACCTACA